TCGTGGTCCATTACCAACTTTTTCATCGCAATAATCTGCCGCACGTTTGAAAGATGCGAGATCAATATCATCAATGCTGATGCCAGGAGAAACCCGGTCAATGGGATCGGGACCAGTAGTTGTGTAATCACGTCTACCTAATCCATACCTAGGGTTAGTGAGCAGGTCCAGCAGCACATAGACAGGGTTCTGACTCCAGGCGTAGCTGACTTTCAAACTGCTATCTAAGGTGGGAACCTTGATCCCACGAAAAAGCCCTTGAATCCTTGGCATTGAGGTAAATTCACCTGCACCGAATTTGACGCCAATGACAGCGGCACCAGGATAAATTAGCTTTTCAGACCAAGTGACGTCGGCAGATACAAATTGAACATCACCCTTCACCCATGAGAATGAGTATGTATTAGCTCCACCTTTATGTTGTTCTGGATCAGGAATTTCTCCTTTATCGAGCCTTGTAAGTTGTACGGAAATAGGTACGGCAGCCCCACTAATATTTACCTCAGGTATTTTTCCATCTTCTTTGTAAAGTTTTTGTGACTTTAGAGGTCCTCTATCTTTTACTTCTCTGTTGTATAAAATAGTTCCGTCACCAGCAATTACTCGTAAATTCCATCGCAGATACTCATCACCGTTTTCAGGCAGACTGACGCTGTCGTGAGGAGTGGTGTCGTATGCCCTGTAATTCGTTGAAGGTGAGCCACCATTGTTTGGTGTTTTTTGTCGAATTTGATAGCACGGACCCCTTAAAATCCGAATCTTTAAAGTGTCACCTTCGACCTGAGCAAAAGACCGGACAATTTGCGTATTAGGATCGCCAGGAGCAACTTTACCTAAAGTAGAGCCTACAGAAAGATGGAATCCAGCAGACTTTACGACATCAATCTTTTTACTTGTCTGAGTGCCATCAGTTAGCTGAATGTCCGTAACTGAACTGGCTGAAGATTGCAGACCATTAAAATAAAGATCTTCGGAAGGTCCATTAGGTAAGCCCTCGATCTGCCCTTCAGAAATAATTGAAAGTAGATACCCTTCGTTGTCATCTATGTAAGAGGAGATAATTGGCATGTTAGTTGCCAAAAACTCACCGTATAAAAGAGGTACGGGAGTTCCAGCATCGGCTGTAGGTTTGCCACCATTGAAAACAGCGTCATTAGCTTCAGAACCTTCTTGTTTGCCATCTGTAGGCAAGCCGGGGGCGAACAAACCGGCTATACCCATAAATAACAAGCCAAAGCCTAGCGTCATTAACGCAGTCGAAGCTGCTGCAGATAAGGTTCCTGCTGCGCCATAGGTGATAATAAATCCTGGCATTGCCAAAGCAACAAGAACAATGCCGAGGACAATTAGTCCGATGTTCTTAAAACTAAAGTTAAGAGCACCTGTGATTACAGGTACTAGAGTAAATGACTCACATCCTAGGCCCAACTCATCGTAATTTGTACTGTTACTCCGTTCTGTTTTTACTTGAAAAAAGATGCCATGTTCATGAGCAGAGGTTAAAAACTCACGAAACCCAGGAAGTAATTGACAGAGACTTCTAATGGCTTCATTAGGGTTACGGACGGCAAGCCTATGCTTACGACCGAATCGTTTACCTGCAACGCCTTCAAGCTTAATCTCCATCATGATGTAAGTACCTTCTCAAATATCTGCAGGCCATCTTGTACTGACCATCGTTCAATACGATCAGCCTCAATGACATACACATAAGACGTCAACTCCATATTCGCAGCTACCGCCATATCGTGCTCACTAAAACCTTTTGTCCCAGATGGGTGAGAGTGAAAAATGATCGACGATCCATTCTCTAGATAGTCTTCAGCACTTATTAGAAAGCTCTCTGTGGGCGTTTCAGCTCTGTTTGGGACACGAACAGCCCGACCGTCTACAACAAACCCACAAACCTCTTCTGGTGCCGCCTGCTTACTAAGTCGAGCGATCCTTTGCCGTAGACGTTTAGACATTAATTTTGAACGGTAGGAAACCCGCCATAGCGAAGATCATTGTTTGCTCCGAAATGAGCACGGCACGCAGCAAGTGATTTCTCACAGCCATCAGCTTGACCAGCGGTAGGTACGTTTGGTCCGGCGTAAGTGCAGTCAGGCCCGCGATACTCAAAAGGGCAGAAATTTGAGTAAAGCCGACGACGAGGAATTCGTAACCCCTCTACATCAAATACAGACGCCAACTCGTAAGTTACACCTAGCTTATTTTCATCGGTTTTACGCTGGAAGTACCAAGTATCAGGCGTAAAGTGCGCCCCAGAGTCAAAAGTTGATTGGACAACCCCACCAATTGAATGCAAAAATTTTGCATAGGTACGGATACGAACAATTTTAAAACCAATCAAATCGTCAAAGTCACGCGACAGATCGGTCATACCTCCATCAACGTTGGCGAAGATAACCTTGGGAGTAGGTAGTTTGTTGCTACCTGAAATTGTGACGCTTCCAAATGATATAGGTGTTGGCTTATATTCACGGACCACGCGCTGGGGAGTGTCGTCCACATACTTAACGGCTTTACCCTCTGTCTGCTCAGGCGATACAAGAAAAAGCCTGCCAGCCCATCTGTCTTGCAACGATGAGTTATCAGCGTCAAGAATAAAAAGCTGAATTAAAGAGTCTTCTTTAAGGGCCATTAGTTCGCACCTCGGGTTTCGCGTACAAGCTGGGCACTGAGTTTTTCAGGTCTGTTATATCCCGCGTTAGGATCGCCTACAAAGTCTTTCCACGGTTGGTCAGGTACGCCACTAAATATAGGTGCAGTTATTCCAGTGCCTGTAGTATTTTGATAAGCACTAAGCGCACTTAAATAGGTTGAGTATCTGTTTCCTATGGCGCTGTTATAACCACTGCCAATAAGTCGATACATATGGGCCTTGAGACCAGTAAGAGTGCTATTTGATTGATAACCAATTGGAACCTCTCCAAACCCTGTATGGTATGTAATTTCAATATCACCATCATCAGCTTGATCTACAACTGCTGTTGCGGTGCTTCCGACACCGAAGAAAGCAATATCCGTATATAACAAATCTATTCCTATATTCCCAGCACCAGGATTATATAGAACATAGAAATTTGGAGGATTTACAATATCCGTAATATCTGCAAGAGAGCTTAGGGCCTGGGTTATACGGACATATTTTCTATCGATGTCATTACCCTCGAAATCAACTGCAGCACTTGTTTCAATGGCAGGACTATTACCTGAATTAGTAAATTGCGTAAGATACTGCCAAGGTTGTTCGCCTAGTAATTCATCGTACTTTTGCTCAACCTCCTGAAGCGTTAAGTCGCCTAAACCTGGATAGCCATTCAATTCGTCTACACGACTTTGATAAAACGATTGCTCCGCACCCTGAAAATCGTCTAAAGCATCGGAAAGACTTTTGTAAGACGGATTATCTAGGTCTAACGAACTTTTTTGTACGACATTTCTACGCGCCATTACTCCGAATAAGCCTCCATAAGGGTAAAAGTGAATACCTGAAAAGACTTTGCAGGCCCTGGCAAAACTCTCCTGTCGTAGCTGTTGCCTTTTAATCTGTAACGACGTGCGGTAGTGCTAAAAGGTGTCAAAGTCGCTAAAAAGAAATCACCCACAGCAACTTTATCTAGATTGGTACGCAGAGTATTTGCATCCGCAGTACCTAAAGGACGTGTGGTCACGTCGTACTCGGTCATGCGTGTCTGAATACCGTCAGAGGCAACCTGCTCATAGCCGTCTCCAAAGCTAAACTTTCGGACACGATGTACGACTTTTTCATTGATCTCCATACGAAGATCAATACTCAAATTAACGTCGGCCATTGTAAAGAAGTCCTCCCGCTCTTCGCTCGTCTATGATCACTCTCTTGACCGCTGAGTTGATAGCCAGTCCGAGCTTATTAGCATTATCGCCAGAAAGATCAGAATCAGCTTGACCACCTTGGTCTACGTTTACAGTGATGTTCGTTTGAATGTTGCTTGCTCCACCCTTACCCATATCAACAGGTATAGATTTACCATCGGGCAAAGGCACAACCGCTTCGTTCATCCCTCCTTCGCCAATGAGTGCGGTGGTTGGTTTATTTACGATGCCTCCCTTAGCCATAGGCTTAAAATCTGCCATGGTAGGTAATGGACCCGGAGTTACATACTGTTCAACTCCTTCAAGATTCAATGATGAAGAGGCACCACCACCACCAAACCCGCCAAAAGCAGCCTTCAATAGATTGATAATTATCAACTTGGCGATCATTTGAGCAGCCATTTTCAGGAAGGCTTGTCCAATAGACTTGAAGAATGAGTGGAACGCCTCCCGTATGGTCATCGTTCCTGTAAGGACACCGTTAATTGAATTGGCTAAAGCACTGTCTATTGCGGTAAACATGTCAGTAACCCTGGCCCTTGTATCGGTTACAAATTCCGTTGCGCTTGAGATATAGTCACCAATTGCCTGGCTGGCACCGTTCTGTGCCGAGTTCATGCCCTCTAAGGCTTCCTTTGCTCCGTTTGCCGCATCTCGAATTGCTTTGATGGCTCCGGCGTACTCTTCTGCATTGATTTTTCCTTTCTCAAGCAAGAGATTAAATTGCTTCTCAGCTGCAGCAGCGTCTTGTGTAAACCGCGCCTGCTCTAGTTGCATCTCGATCATCTGTGGAGAGAAGCCCTCCAGCTGCAGTCGGTTCCTTAGCTTCAGCTCAGCAGTTTCTTCCTTTAGTGCCGCTGCACGCTCTCTGAAAGCTGCAGTGGAATTGTTCAGCATTGTCTGGAAAGCATTTGCCTGGAGGTCATCAATATTCCCTGCAAAGTTCGCCCTGAGTGCTTGAGCGCCGGTCAGTTTTGCTTCCTCTCTATCCAGGTTGCCCTGTGCTCTGGCACGATCTGCCTCAGAAGCAGCTTCTTCGACTTGCTTCTTAGCTGCTGCGACACGTCTTTCCGCTTCATCTACAGACGCATCCAAACGATTCAACTGATCTTCGATATTTGTGTTCTGAGTTAGATAGGCATTTATGGTTTGCTGCTGTGCCCTCGCTGCACCTCTTAGGCCAGACAATACAAGGTCTTGCTTCTCTTTCTCAAGCCGTTTTTCGATGGCCGATGTCTGCTCAGCAAGTCGGCGTTGTTGACGAGCTGCCTCCTCTGCAAGCCTTCGTGCATTTGCAGACTCAATTTTCTGAACTTGTTTGGCTATATCTGCAGGGCTACGACCGCCGCTAGCACGATTCTTTTTCAGATCTTCTGAAGTCACCATCTCATCGCGCTCGATGGTGCCCTTTTGCCTGCCTTGTAGTTCCAGAAGTCTTGCTTCTGCTTGCTGAAGGCGATTGAAGGCTTGCGATGCGCGGGTTATTGCTCCGCCGCCTCTTACATTTTTTCTTTGTTTACCAGGCTCCTTTAATGTCCCATCATCATTGAAAAGATCACCTCTGTTACGTTCAAAATTCTCCCTTTCTTTTTGAATTGTTCGCTGTGTTTTAGCAATCGCCCCCTCAGTACCTACACCCAGGAAATTAGCCAGCGCAACGATAGCTGCGTTGATATACCCGACAATCTCTGAAAAGACCTTTTGGAACTCAGCCCCCAAGGGCTGCAGGAACATACCTATATTCCGCTGCAGTTCTTTCAGGTTGTTATCAAGACGCAAACCAGCTTCAGC